CAGCCATTCCGACTATTCTCATGCTCTATGGGTGGTGATTCGATGGAAACGCCGTACTACGACCTGTACCCGAAAGACGCGGTGGAGAATCTGAAATGGAGAATCCGTTGTCGGGAGCGGGCGATGACGGATTTGCGGTTTCGGAGGGCTTTGGTGCAGGCGTGTTTTGAGGACGTGTTGTTCTGGTGTGCATTCGCCATGTGGAGTTTTGAGCCGCGGGCGAAGGTCAAAATTCGGCCGTTTATTCCGTGGTCACATCAGGAACGGGTTTTCGTACGGATGGACGAAGCGGTGGACGAGTCGGAGCGGGAAGAGAAGGCGATCGACGTGATCGTGGATAAGAGCCGGGCCCAGGGCGGGACGTTTGGCTATTTGTGGATCGACCTGCGGAGATGGTTGCGAGACCCGATGTTCTCGGCTGGGTATGTGACGAGGAACGAGAGTTTGGTGGATAGCAAGACGGATTCTGACACTTTGTTTTGGAAGTTGGATTGGGCGATCGGGAAGCTGCCTTTCTGGCTCACGCCAAATGGTTTCGATCCGAACATTCACCGGAGCTACAGCAGGCATTCACTCCTGAATCCCGCCAACGGGGCTTCGCTGGTGGGATATTCGGCTGGACAGGACGTGGGGACTGGTGGCAGGAAGACGGTTTTCACGATTGATGAGGCCGGTGCCAGGGACTTCGTGAGCGGCGGAAAGGACGAAATGATCCAAGAGTCGCTGCATGATGTGACGAATTGTTTGCGGATGGTCTCTGCGAGGTATGTCGATCAAGGCACGTTTCATAATGCTTGCGAAAATCCCGACACCTCTAAGAACAGCGTGTACCTGGTCCTGGCGTGGCAAGACAATCCGATCCACGGGAAAAACTCTTACGTCGCGACCGACGGGAAGGCTGTGGCCCGGAAGAAGAAGGAGCAGGGAGCAGTTGATAAGTACCACCGCGAGAACCCTGATTTGAGATCGCGACTGGAGCGAAAGGGCTTCAAGTTCGAGGGCAGGGTAAGAAGTCCGTGGTACGACATGCGGTGCTTGAGACCAACGAGCACACCAAGGCTGATCGCTTCCCAGCTCGACCGTGACCCGCGCGGAGCGGTGGGGAAGGCATTTCCGTCGGACCTTCTCGACAGAGTGAAGCGGGAGAAGTGCAGGCCTCCCGTCTGGCAGGGCCAGCCGGTTTTCGATTCGGAGACCCTGGAACTGAAGGGACTCGTCACGAGAGACGATGGTCCGCTCAAACTTTGGTTCCGGCCGGGGATAGATCATTCGGCTCCGCTGGGTCCGTTCACGGTGGGGTGTGACATGGCCGTTGGTTCGGACGGGGCCTACTCGTCTAACTCGGTGGCCAGCATCATCGACGACCGTACTGGCGAGCAGGCTGGAGAATACGTCATCAAGGGCATGGAGTTGATTAAGTTCGCGCGGGTGACGGTGGGCCTGTGTCTCTGGCTGCGCCATGCATTTCTCGGCTGGGAAGATTCGGGGATGAGCGGGCCGTTCGCTAAGGAAATTACCGAAGTAATCTGCTACGGGAACGTGTACTACCGCGAAGTCCCGGAAATTGGTTCGCGCAGGAAGTCCCGCAAGGTCGGTTGGCCGAACCGCACGAACGAGGACAAGGCCCTTCTGTTCGAGAGGATGGCCCTGGGGATGGAGACGGGGGCTTTCACTGTTCGCTCCGAAGACCTGATTCGCGAGTGCGGAGAATACGAGTGGGAGAAGGGGAAAATCATCCACGCGCCCACGAAAAACCGCAACGCTGTCGAGACGAATCACGGCGATCGGTGCGTCGCCGCGGGCGGGGCTTGGCTGATATATTCGGCCGACCGGCCGCAGGGAAAGATTGACACCAGCGAGGAAACGGGGGAAACTCCGCAATACGGCTCTTTCCTGTGGAGAGAGCAGCGGGAGAAGAAACGGCCGGGCGATGGCAGCCCCGCGTTTGGGATTCGTGACGTGACGCACAGTTACTAACACCTGAGGTAAAACCAGATGGACGAGAAAATTGACCAAGCGATTGAAAAAGTTCTGGGCATGATTCGGACGAACATGAACCCAGACGAAGCACAGAAAATTACCCAGGCAGCGCATAACCTGGCGCACGTCAAATCGCTGATGATGGGCTGTGCTCAATCCAAGCGCAAGGGCAAAGATAGCGGCGAGTCCTGATGATCGACCTTCAGAACGACGAAAAACGCGGCCGTCTCCTGAAGGCGATTAAATCGTCACGCGATGCAATGGAGCCGTTTCGCAGGGTCCGCAAGGAACTCATTCGCGATTACACGGGCTCGTGGTATTCCGAGGGCGGCGCGAGAAGCAAAACCCTCGTCAATCTGATGAATCAGACCGCGCGTATCTACACCGTGGCTCTGGCCGCCAACAATCCCCAAGTCCTCGTCTCCACTCCCAGGGACGAAGCCTATCCGTTCGCGAGGCGGTTCGAGGTCAACCTGAACAAGCTGATCGGGGACATGAACCTGTCGCAGACGTTCCGGTCGATCGTTCTGGATGCGTTCTTCTGCCTGGGGTGTGGCGTCGTGATGATGCGCGACACCGAAACTCGATTTCACGGGATGCTGGAATCGGAAGAGGACGTGTGGCTCGATCCGGGTGAACCGTGGCTGAACAGGGTTTCGTTCGACGATCTTCTGCTCGACATGCCCGCCAAAGAACTGACCAAGATGCGGTACTGCGGCCACAGGTATCGGGCGGATTACGAGAAGGTCATGGACGAGCCGGGCTACAGCAAAAAGGCCAAGGGCAAGCTGAAACCTACCAGTCGTGAACAGGGCGACGCGACCGGCGCGGCCAGGGACATCGCTTCCGAGCACGGCCAGGCAAACGACGACGACCTGAAGGACATGATCTGGCTTCAGGATATTTGGATCGCCGAAAACAAATCCGTCGTCACGATGGCGTGCGATCAAGAATTGGAACCGCTGATTGAACGGGATTGGACTGGTTCTCAGGCCGGGCCGTACAAGTTCCTCTCTCTGGGTGATACTCCCGACAACCTGATTCCCACGTCTCCCGCGATCAACCTGAAGGGGATGCACGATCTCCAGAACAGACTGCACCGCAGGATGGAGGACGATTCCGACGCGCATCGTGTATTGAATGTCTATCCACCCAGCGGGACCGACGATGCCGAGAAGATTCGGAAGGGACAGCGCAATTCCTGGCATCGCATGAACGATCCGAAGTCGATTCAGCAAGTCGAGGTCGGTGGAATAGATCAAAGGGACATGGCCATGGCGACGTTCATTCAGGATGAATACGATCGCTTCGCAGGGAACCTTCAGGCGATGGGCGGTTTGGGACCGCAGGCTGCCACGCTGGGCCAGGAAGAGTTGATTCACGGCCAGCTTTCGAGGAACGTGGCCGACATGCGAATGGCGGTGGTGAGCTTCGCTGGAGATTGCATTCTCGATCTCGGCCAGTTGATGTGGGAGGACCAGACCCTTGAGCTTCAGTCGTCGATCCCGGTTGGAAATAGCGGAATCAATGTTTCCTCTAACTGGACTCCGGAGCTGCGCGTGGGTGCGTTTGAAGATTACGAGTTCAAGGTCGAGCCGTACTCAATGGTCTTCAAAACCCCCGAACAGAAACTCCAAGAGCTATTTCAAGTCCTTCAGCAGATTGCACCACTTTGGCCGATGTTCCAGGCGTCGGGAGCCTCGCTCGATGCGGAAGCTATCGTCGATGAGATCGCGCGACTGAAGAACCGGCCCGAGTTCAAGCGGTTCATTACATTCGCAGCTCCGGCCATGATGCTCGGCGGCGATCAGAACACCGTCCACTCGCCGGCCGTCACGTCGCGGGAGACGGTGCGGAAAAATGTTCCAACCGGCGGCACCGCCGAGGCCAGATCGTCAACATTGATCCAGTCGCTACTGGGCGGGAAATCGTCTGGAGTCAATGGACAGCAGAAGGCAGCTATGAATAGGAGACCAGCATGACCGACCAAACAAACAACTGGTCCGACTGGCTCTACAAGCAGAGCGTAACCACCGTCCTGCTGGTGGGCTTCGCCATGTTCGTCGGCTGGTATCTGGTCATTCCGCTGCGGGACTATCAAGCAAAAATGACCGACTCAGTGATTGCGGCCAACAAGACCAACTCCGAGGCCAACCGGACCAACGCCACGACAATTAGCAAGATAAGTGACAATCAGTCCAATATCGTAGCAACACAGCAAATCATCATGGCTGAGCAGAAGGCGATTGTCACCGCCCAGTACGAAACTATGAAAGTCAACGAGCGGATGGTCAAAGTGCTAGAGGACATTCGCACCGACCAACGCAAGTTCCCGGCCGTGGCGGAGCGAATACCTTGAGCGGAATCGTTTACAAACTGAACGGCCAGGAAGTCACGGGAGAGGAATTCCGCGCCGGTGCCGGACGCGACTGGCTGGATGCTCCGCCGATGACGGCGAACACTTACTCTGCTCACGACCCGCTGGTGTCGGATGGAATAGGCTGCATGAAGTCGCAAGTTCCAGAACTTCGGGAGACGATTCGCGTTCACAACATTCAGGGAGTTGTGGTAAAAGACAATGGGCAACTGGAAATCACCAGCCGACGCGGACGCAAGGAACTTCTTGCGGTAAGAGGCTTAGTTGACAACGACGGCTCATTCGGAGACTGACATGGCACTCGAAGAACTAACCGCTGAAAGCACCAAGCAGGACATCGAAGATTACGTGGATAATGTTGTCGAAGAAGTGCAGGCGGAACGCGCTGGCGAAGGCAAGCCGACCGAGAAGGACGACGCGCAGATCACCGCCGAGCACGCCGACAACGAACACAAAACACCCGTCGCCGAGAAAAAGTCCGACGACAAGGTTGTGAAACCGGCGGAGAAGGAAGTCGAGACAGCCCAAGAATGGCTGGATGACGACCTTAAAGCCGAGGTAGCCGCGTATGGTATCGGGGAATCGGAACTTGCCGATTTCGCCAGCCGCGAGGAGTTGGATCGGGCGCTGCGACTTTTCGACAAGAGCGCACTGGAAGCCGGCCGCAAGGCAATGGCGACCGATGCGAACGGCCGGACTCACGCCGAGGACGGCAAGTTCTTGAAGAAAGAGGAGCGGGAGCCTGATAAGGTCGAGCCCAAGAAGGAGGGCCGGCACGAGATTTCGCTGAGTAAGGACGTGTACGACGAGGAGATCGTGGCGGAATTCACGCGACTGCGCGACCACTACGAATCTCGGCTCGACGCCCTGGAGTCTCGATTCCACGAATCGGACGCCAAGGCGCAAGAGCAGCAGTTCGACGGGTTTGTGGATTCCCTCGGTCACGCCGACTTGTTCGGCAAGTCCGATCAGGAAGACCCCAAGCAACTTCAGCGGCGGCAAGACCTGCATGTTGCGGTGAAAGCCCACATGCTCGGCATGGCGCAGTTGGGGCGTCCGACTGAACTCACGGAATCGCTCGTCAACCGCGTGGCCAGGATGGTGTTCGCGGAAGACCTCGGGAAGAAAGACATCAAAAACCTGACCCGCAAGATTTCCAGGCAGAGTAACGCCAGGCAAGGCGGCGGAGTAACCCGACCGCAAGACCCACGGGAAGACCCGCGGGCCGAAGCCGAACGTCTCTACAAGGAGCTTGAGCGGGCCTGACCATAAGGATTTGGCATGGCACTCGGCATTGAACAAATCGACGACTTCGTGAATTCAATTCACCAGAAGTTCGCTGGTGAAGATCGTCTGGCGGCGCAGGACATTTCCTTGCCGCTCCAGCACTACAAGTACGCATCGCGCCTGTTTGATAAGAGCATCAAAAAGGACACGATGAGCACTTCGCAGTGCAAGTGGAAAATCAAGGTACGGACCAACGACAACTTCCAGGTTGTCGGACTGTACCATCGCGATAGTTCCAATCGCGTGAACGTCCTCGACGAAGGTAGTCTGAAGTGGGGTCTCACGACCAACAACTACCACTACGACATCGACGAGGAAATCTTCCGCACGGGCGGAAAACAAATCTACGACTACATGGAGAGTCTCGAAAGAGACCTCATGACATCGTTCTACACCGGCATGGAAGACCTGATGTTCGGTGCCGGGCCTTCGAGCCCGGTCCAATCGCCGTTTCCTCCCACGTCGCTGTTGTGGTGGATTACCGCGACCGACGACAGCACCACGGAGAACAATTCCGAGGAAGGCTTCGACGGTTATGAACCGTTGGGCTGGGGATCGAACGGCGTCGGCGGAATTTCCGCTGTCACTTACGACCAGTGGCGGAACCGGACGTTCCCCTACACGGTCGTCGATCGCGACGATTTCGTGGAGAAGACCATCAATTCGATGGACCTCTGCGAATTCGAGCCGCCGGTTCAGCGGCCGGACATCGTTTCTCAGGGCAAGCCGAACTGGGAGCTGCTGACCACGCACTCCCGGCTGGCGCAAGCTCGTCGCTTGCTGCAACTGGGCAACGACAACATTGGCGACGACATGGCCGCGCATAGCGGAACTGTCTATATCCGCGGCGTTCCCTTAAACTGGGTTCCCGCCTGGACGAACTCCGCCAGTTCCAACGCCCGCACGGACGGGATCATCCTGGGAGTCAACTGGAGCACGTTCAAGTGCTACTACGCCGCCGGCCGCGTGATGCGGAAGCGGAAGGCGTTCCAGCACCCGGAGATGAGCAACGTCCGCGTCCGCTGCATGGACGACTCGGTTCAGATGGTGTGCTTTAACCGCCGGGCCAACTTCCGCGGCTACTGCA